GTCCTCGCTGAGTGTGGGAATGGACCGGTGATTAAAGTTGAGTACATGAAAAAGGTAAGTTTAGAAGACTACAAATACATTTACAGTAATGACTTTGTTGACTTAGTTCCTTTATTTGTAGATGACCATAAAGACGTGTTCGACAAGGCCGATCGGATCCTTATAGAGAGACAGCCACCCCAAGGCTTCACGAATATCGAGATTCTACTACACTATATGTTCAAAGATAAGGTTCTACTGATTTCACCCCTGACAATACACGCACACTTCGGGATGGGTCATCTAAACTACGAGGAGCGGAAAGAGCGCGTTCTTGTCAAAATGGGGAAGTATATAGATTTAGATACGATTCCATATGAGAGAAAACATGACATAGCTGATGCGTACTGTATGCTTTTGTATTACAATTTTAAGACGAGTGTTCACTTTTTTGATCGTTTTCGTTTCTCTCCTTCTTGAGAATTTCTAGTGCGTTGAGGACGTTGGAAAACATGATGAAAACATCACCAGTATTTTCATTTTCTATACCATTTCTGATTTTTTCAATGTTGTATTCAAATGATTCCCTTTCCTTCTGTATATTATTTAGCTCAACTTGAAGTATGTTAATTTTTTGGTTTAATGTATCGGTGGTTTTCTCCATCGAATTGTCGAGTTTTCTAACCTCTTTATTGTAAAGGGTTCGCTGCCTTTCTAGTATTTCAATCTTTACAGTAGACTCAGTCTGTTTAATTTGGTTATCAACCTTTTCAATTTTTTCTTGAACATCTTCCAAATTTACTAGATAGGTTTCGTGACAAAGTTCACGCATCCTCACGAGTCTGGATATCTCGTTGTAGATTTTACTTTCCATAGTATATTATACTAACTGCGTTTCTTTAATTGTTTGAAATCTTCAAATATTATATTTAAATACCCCAATCTATATTGTACGATTCCCCATAGAACAAAAAACAGTGTTTTTGTACATTTATTGACATCATTCTCTTCCATCTTGTATATCGGACTCACCAATCTGTGCATAAATGTTTCATCTTTATCCTTCCCCGTAAAGTACATTTCTGCCTGTGTCATTGCACATGTATCATCATTCACCGACCAATGATAAAATAGAAATGGTATGAGAATTGAATAAAAGTGGAGATATCTTTTATTATTTGTAAATGGAATAACTAATATACAGATTAAAAAAATTAGATGAATCAGGAAAATTATATTCATCTATTATATAATGACGGAAGAAAAAAAGATTTCCCGTGAAGAGATGCGTCTGTCATGGACAGATGGTCACGAAAATATACTCAAACAGTGGGGTGAGGCCTCTGCGTGTTACAGGTATATGCATCATCGCGCATTTTTCATTTACCGACGTTCCAGTATTCGGTTCACTTTACCAGTTATTATACTTTCTACTATAACTGGAACCGCGAATTTCGCCCAGGGTACCTTTCCAGAGAACGTGCAGTCGTTTGCTCCCTCTATAATTGGTGGTTTAAACCTAACAGCGGGGCTCATAGCGACTATATCCCAATTCCTCAAAATTAATGAACTCATGGAAAACCATAGAACAGCTGCGTTAGCTTTCGGTATGCTTTCTAGGAACATCCGTCTTATGTTAGCCCTAGACAGGGGAGAGCGTAGCAAAGAGGGTTTAGATTTCGTTGGTGAATGTAAGACGGAATATGATCGTTTGTTAGAGCAGTCACCCTCGGTGCCCAAGTCTGTCTTGAAGCGGTTTGAAGATGAATATCCCCTAGACAGTGTATTTACCAAACCGGAGATTCTCAACGTGCGTTCAATTCCACTACTCACTTTACCGAGGACGATAGATCCTATTGAGGCAATGACTGCCGGGACCCCTCTCGAGAAGATAGGTAAATTCTTATCGAAAAAGGATGAACCCCCACCCGCTGGATTTTTCGGACCCTCTTTAGATGAAGATGAAGATGAAGATGAAGATGAAGAATCTACCGAGGGGGGGGCTGAAGAAGAGACAGACGTCGAGCAAGGTAGAACAGAATAATAATCATGATCAAATTGGTCAATAAACTACATACAACATATGGTACAATTTTTCTTTTTAAAGGTTCTACGATACGTTTATGAAGTGCGCTATTTTCAAGCACCAAATCTATTGCTTCATTAGTAAGTTCATCAATGGAGTCTTTCATTAAGGTAGTATCACAAAAAAATAACACGCCTTTAACAACGATTCATCAAAAATATATAGACCTGGTACGTAAGCACATTAATAACGGTAAAAATGTGTTCATATGTGGAGCATCGGGTGTTGGTAAAACCTATATTCTTAAAGAAGTTTTACGAGACACCCGTCATATAGAATTACAAACTGAACATCTAAAATGTAAAACATATGTTCTGTCGTTTATAAAGACTACCTCCCAACATGCATACATTGATAATTATGACCCAATATTTAAACCAATCATAGAACAAGTTTCTGATGGTGTACCGGTAACACGTGGATGTCTCATCGTAACGACAACAAATATGTGTATGTTTCCAAACTTCGAGACTGTGTTTATTCCAAAACATAAACCCGAAATTTTGATGAAATTGACAGATGAATCAAACACCAAAGCTTACGACGCAGCTGTGAGATCGCAGGGAAATATTCGAAATTTTTTCACATACCTGGAAGGCTACGACGAAATGGATGTATTTCAAACACCCAAAGAATTCATAACTGATATATTATGTGATCCCAAACCGATTCAAATATATGACAGTATAAGTGAACATGGTCACATGTGGGATATATTTCAAGAAAACTATCTAGATTCTAGTAACGTAGATGTAGTGACAGCATCTCACTCATTTTCAAATGCAGATTATTTCGATACTTACATTTACTCATCCGGAAACTGGAACCTCATGCCATACTTCGTTCTCCACGCCTTAACAATACCCAAACATTCTTTGGGTGAACCCCTTAAAAGGGAAAAGATTAGACCGGGAAGTTGTTGGACCAAACACGGAAACTACAAGATGAGAAAACAAAAGGTCAATGAAATTTATAAAAAATCGATGGGTGGTTTGGGAGTTGATGAATTGTGTTTATTAAAGTTGTACGCCGAGAAAGGAAACTTGGAGACCCTCCTTAATTATAAAATCAGTCCACAAGATTTCGATGTCATGAATCACCTCGCAGTTGGAAATGGCTTAAAATCTAGAGACGTTACAAGAATAAAGAAGGCACTGAAGAATGCATACGAACGAAGATGAAACAGAAACTGAAGCCGAAGAGTGTGTTCGAGTTGTGGGGAATGAGATTTTCTTTTACGGAACTATCGACCGAGACAATACTTTAGAATTCGTTGAGAACTTCAAGAAACTTGAAATAGAACTTCTCAAAAAAAAGGCTGAACTTATCGGATATGAACCAGAGATCCGTGTCCACATCATGAGTGAAGGTGGTGACATCTTTTCGGGATTCAACATCATGAATATTTTAGAAAGTTCCCGTGTAAAGATCATCACTATCGCACAGGGATCGTGCTGTAGTGCGGCAACTTTTGTCTTACTTGGTGGTTCGGAGAAACGAATGGGTAAGGACGCCTATATCCTCATTCACCAAATTTCCACGGAATTCTGGGGTAACTTCCAAGAACTCAAACACGAACTCAAGTCGTCTGAAAAGTTCATGAAGAGAATCAAGAAGATGTATCTCTCCAAGACTGAAATCCCTGAAAAGAAATTTAAGCGTCTCATGAGGAAGGATCTGTACCTCACCCCAAGTAAGTGTCTCAAATATAAGATTGTTGATTGCGTTGACTAATAGTCACAGAACGATTATATAGACCTAAAATACATAAAACTATAAAAACGATACAAAATGTATTCACATTCATAGGGACAGATGTGAATTCTGGAGGCCTAAGTCGTTCCATTCTACCATAATTTACAACTGGTATTTCAGACATCTAATTAAAGTTGAGAAATTAAATATGACTACAATGGAACGACTTATCAGAAAAGATAAAAACGGTCGCGAGAGATTCACCGACATTCACGTTGAGGACCTGGAAGATGGAACCGCTGACATCGTAAAGAGCACTGGTATGGTTGGAACTGAAAAGGTTGCAGTTTCCAGAACCAACGTCAAGACTGGTTACGAAAAGGCGTGTGCCCGTGCTCAGACCATGTGGAACAATGAGCACATCAAGGGTGTTCAAGTGATGCCCATGTTGGCCAACAAGTGGGAGGAACGCCACAAGTATATCTCCACCCCCTTCTACGTTCAACCCAAATTGGATGGGGTCCGCCTCCTCGTTTCCAAAGACGGTTGCTTTTCCCGAACTGGTAAGCGTGTTGAGGGTCTCGATCATCTCAGTGATGGACTGAGGGAGGGAGAGTTCTTAGATGGAGAATGCTATTCACCCATCATGACGTTTGAGGAAATCACGAGCATGTTCAAGACCAATCCAACAAAGTTGAATTTCTACATCTTTGATTACTTTGACTTGGAACGCCCCGAACTCACCTTTGAGGAGAGGATGGACTGTGTCAGTGTCGAGACCAAACTCCTCAAGAAGAAGTCAGATGTGGAAAAGTGGCACAACCACTTTGTGGATCAGGGCTACGAGGGTATCATGATTAGGGATGCATCCAGCACCTACGAAGTTGGTAAGAGGAGCAACTACCTCCTCAAATTCAAGAAATTTCAAACAGAGGAATACGAAATTGTAGGAGCCAAGACGGGGCATGGGAGGGACGCCGATGCCGTCGTTTGGGTATGTAAATTGACGGATGGTCGGGAATTTACTGTAAGACCAGAAGGCACGATCAAACAGAGAGAACGGCAATACAGGGACAGGAAGAAGTACATGGGTAAAATGCTCACCGTGAGGTTTCAAAACTTAACTGATTTGGGTGTACCGAGATTCCCCGTTGGTGTGGTAATTAGAGACTATGAATAATATTGTAATACATAAATGGCTCGTATCGCAATTGATGTAGACGAAGTTCTCGTTCATTTTTTGTATCCCATGGCTAGATCTAGAAGACTCGGAAAACCAAAGAAAGAAAAATACAACTACATCTACCGTGAAATTTTCGATATAACAGAAGAAGAGTCGCAGGAGTTTGTCAAAGAGTTTTACAACTCTCCAGCATTTCGTAATCTCAAACCAATAACAGGATCACAAAACGCCATGAAGTGGCTTCGTCAAAGAAGTCAAAAAATGTATGTCGTCACTGGACGTCAAGACGTGGCTAGAGAACAAACAGAAACTTGGATAGAAACGTATTTTCCAGGAATCTTTAACGATGTGATACTCACAAATAGTTATACACCCCACGAAATGAAGAAAGTCGATATATGCAGAGCTTTAAACTTGGGTATGATTATCGATGACAATAAAGCAATTTGCGACGAGTGTTTAGATAATGGTATTCGGGCGATAAATTTTGTTGGTGAAGAGGTATATCCATGGTGCGAAGAAAGCGACATCATGATGAAGGGGTGGAAAACATTTTATTCGGATATATAAATGTATTCTTTACTATGTAAACCGGTAGTAGTTCCGCCTCAAAATATTTTGACAACAAAAGTGTGCCGAATAGTTATTGTAACGCCATCTAAAGTCGTACAGAATAGGTACGAACTTGAGATAGTGGAGAATGCGCCACCCGTAAATGTGGATATCACAGAGGAGTCTTATGCCGAAGGTTCCTGAGGTGGTACATCGATTGGTGTAAGATCAACTTTCATATTTTTCCCTGACTTTTTATCGGGCTGGTCACCGTCAGCGTCAGCCTCTCTTGATGTTTGTAATATCATCCATAATGTATAAAGAAGTAAGCCTATAAACATAATCAAAGTCACTACGACAAGTCTTTTTTCGCCGTTCGCCATTATATAGTATATACAAATATAATTTAACCCGATTACTGAACACGAGTAATTGATCCAAACTTATCTTTCATCATAATAACTTCATCACATTTTCCACCCCTAATAGTCATCACGGGTTCACCACACTTATGTCCATTTGTTTTAAATCTTTCACACGCAAACTCAGTTTTCATCGTGATGTTCATATTCTCACTGTATCCGATGAAAACCTTGTCTATAGAACCATTCGTATCAATTGATTCAACCGTCACCTTGACACAATAACTTCCAAACTCCCTGTCCTTTTTAATTTTAGTTGGGGGTGGTGGGTGCTCAGTGAATGCACTCATTTTTACCCTCATTCTATTCCTGATATACGTAAATGGTTTGAGAAGAAGCATCTTAATTACACTTTGTTTGGATTTTTTAAGTTCATTACACTCTTTCTCTTCTTTAGGCTATCCTTTTTCCAACCGGTATTTTTTATATGTTCCGTGGAGGTAGCCTTCAGATTCTTAAATTTGAAAACACCATTCGTCGACAACTCTTGCCACTCGTGGAGGGAAATCTTAGAGTGCCTCAATTCATCGGGAGTCTTCTCACGCTTATCCAATATTCTATCATTCAGGTGATCATCTGCCGCCCTCATGAGGTAATACGCCATCCCAGTTATCTCATCTTCCGTAAAGTGTGTATCGGTACCCTCATCCAAATAATTCTTAGAGAAGGATTCCTTTATGAGGGCCCTCAGCTCGTCGAAGTCTAAGTCCCCCTTACCATCCTCGTCGGCATCCTTGAAACTCTTCGTCGCTACACACGCCTGAGCGGCGTAGCGAGCAGCTTCCCTCCCAACTTCGTATTCTTCCTGTATCACACCCCGGTAAATTTGGGATTTATTGCCCAGAGCAAATTTAGCAATGAAGCTGACCAATGTGGTAGCAATCCCTAGCATAACAACACCCGAAGTCAATTGAATGAGAATAAACACATAATCAACTTCCCCAACTAAACCAGTCTGTTGTATATCAAAAAGTATACCATACCTGTAAAAATCGTAGTAGATGCCATTTGGTTGACCACTGTTTAATATGACTGGGTTATTCGTTTCAAAGCTATCTGTTGTGTAAAAATCTTGACTGTATAATATTTCATCACCCTTAGAGAACCACCCAATCTTAGGAGACACCGTTATGACAGCGTATACATCATCATTACCAATTTTCACTTTGAATTCTTTATCCAAATGAAAGTTGTGGTACTTGACTTTAATGTTCAAGCGTACCCCACTTGTCCGAACGTAGGGATAGTTTTGTGAATCTTCGCCGGCACCCTCAAAACCTGTGATGTCCCAATCACCTTTTTGTTCATTGAATGGTTTGTCGAGTTTAATTTCAGCAACGTCTAACCATTCAGAAACTTTTAAACGAATAGTTTCACCCTTTTCAAAAATGTATAGATTTTCTTCAGAACCCTCTCTCCTAATATATGTAATAGGTTTTGCACCAGACTCGACCGAAGAATCGAAATAGTGATTAAACGCGAAATAACTATCCTCTATACCCGAGGCCAAAAAGTTTTTGGATATAGAATGCTCACACCTCCCCATAACCTCGGTACCTGTATCAAAAAGCCATGGATATCTTGTACAACTGCCTGCATTTTTCATATATCGCTGTATGATTGTTTGATGAATATGTGTGGTAAAAAACATAACATTTCCAGATGGCAACTTTGAAATAAGTTCAGAACCCGCATAGTATGCACACACCGGAGTCTCGTAGATCCAGTCATCCGAATATTTGAATTTGTAGTTGGTGAGACTGTCACAAAATGACGCACCACCATTGTATATAGCCGTCTGTGTAGACTTGTAATCAGTTGAAGCGAGACCCCACGCACTCGCGACCCCTGTCGGTACCTCGGTGACGATGTAGGTCTTACCCAAAAATAACGAGAATATAACCCATCCCACAATAACCACACTGAAGAATATATTTAACGCAGCCAGTCGCCAATCACGGATGACTACGACTTTATTGGCGGTGAAGGAAAGGTTCACGATGTTTGAACGCATCCAGCGC